ACGCATCATACAGAGCCTTAACAGCACCCACAAGCTCCTCACCTATCAACACTATCCAAGGCTCAAGCACCACCCACAACTCCACAGCAGAATCCTTAACATCCAACAAAGCAGGCAAAATCTGCTTCACGAACGTATCCCGCAAACTCTCAAAAGCAGCCACCAGCTTAGTCTTAATCTTAGACGCCAAAGGACGCAACGTATCAGCCCACAAAGACTTAGCCTTCTCAGCCATAAGCCCTAAAGCAGGAATCAGCTTCTCATTAGCAAACACCGTAAGACGATTAAACACAGGCAGAAGGTTACTAGCTATAGTCTCCTTCAGCTCCATCATCGTAACCTTCAAGCTATTCTGACGTAAAGCAGCATCCTCACCACCATCAGCCCAAGCAGCCTGGGCATCAGTAGACTTCTCCATAATGAGAGCCTGAGTAGCCAGAGCCTTGTCCATCTGAGTAATCTCATCACGACCATCAGCCTTAGCTAACGTCAAAGCACGAGTGTCAACCTCAGCTTGAAGGATAGAGATACCCAGCGTCTTAAGCCCTTCACGCTCACCTAGCACAGCCTTATTAAGAATATCAGCCACATCAGCAGCGCTCTTAGTACCACCAGTCCAGTTAGACAGAGCACCAGACAGACCTACAACCTCCTGAGCCATACCCACAGCAGCCTCAGCGGTAAACCCCATAGGCTTAAGAAGATCAGCAGTAGAAGCAGCCACATTAAGCAGCGCCTCATCAGTCATACCAAAAGCCTCATTATTAGCATCAGCCCACTCAGAGACAACACCCAGATGATCCTCAAAGACCGTTTCAGCCTTAACGCGCCACTGCTCCAACTCCTGCCCAGACGTATACAAGCTACCAACAAACTGCCCAATCTCACGAGCAGCAAACGCCGTAGCCATAACCCCAGCCAGTTTACCAGCAGAGCCACCCAGCCCACCCAGCATACCCTTAGCCTTACCTACCTCTTTCTTTAGATTAGACGCATCACCGTTAATCTTAATCTTGATAGGTCTAGCCATAGCACAAGCCTCATCTCATCACAGGAGTACCCCTAGCATTACCACCAGGAGGATTACTAGCGCCCACGCGCCTATCCACTTCTTCACATAACATAGCGTACTGCCATAACTCAAGGTCACGAACCTCAGCCAGCGACAGGCCGAAAGTCTCCACCACACTAATTTTAGTGCTAAAGGAAGCCTTCTGCCTATCACTCACCAGGCCCGAACTTAAGAAGGGTCAGCACCACCCATAAGCTCAGAAACCTCAGATAGCTGCATCTCAGCAGTATCCTCATAAGCAAACTCAGGATCTTTACGCCTACCCATAATAAAGACAACAGCACGCATCAGCTTAACCTGAGACGCGTCCTCCATCTTATCCAAGCCCACACCCAGAATAGTCTCCAACTCCTCAGCCTCACCCAAAGTGAGAGTCTCAAAGTTAAACTGGTCAATATCTACAACATCCATAGTAATATCCTCCACGGTAGATAACAGCTATCTGCTGCTTATCGGTTTCATAGCTTCTCTAAGGAGACGCTCATACGTTGCTCTAACTTCATCTATACGCTTATCCAAAGCCTCATAAATGAAAGGCTGAGGAGTTATACCCTTAGCAGGCCAACCAAAGTGAATAGGTCCAGCGTACTTCACACCCTGAGGAGTACCCGCCTTAACATACCCAGCCTCACGCTGAGCCTGAGCACCAATAGACTTTCTAAGCCTACCAGTCTGCACAGGCACCAGCACCTTAGCCTCCTGAGCCACAACATCAGCAGCCTTCTTATTAGCAGAGCGTACCTCTTTCACAATATCCTTACGAGATACACGACTCATAGTACGCTGTATCTCACGTAAGCCCTCAACCTCCACCATACCCTTACCACGCCTAGCAGCCATAAGCCCTCCTAGTTACGCCTTAGCTAGAGCCGCCTCAAGAGCACCCCAGAACCTAGGCCCTACCACAATCTTACCATGATACCCAGAACTAATAAGACTATGATCCTTACCAAAGCTCAGCACAGCCCTACGAGTAGCAGAACCCCACACGCCATGCCCCACAAGACCATAACCCAAAGACCCAAGAGCGTCCTGCATAGCGTACACACGAGCACGCCTCCACGGCAACCGATTACGCCAATCACCCTCAGACAGCAGAGCGCTACCCAAAGAAGGCAAAGAGCGAGCCTGCACCACAGGAAGCACCACAACAGGACGCACCACATTAGGCACATCATTAGCCACAGGCAGACCCCTACGAATCCACTCAGTCAAAGCCTCACCAGGACAAGCAGTAGCCCACGCATCACGATGAGCCTTAACATTAAGCCCCCGACCCACATGAGCGTTAATCAAGTTAATCTGCACCTTGATAGCAGCCAGAGCAGCGATACTAACCTTCTGCCCCTGACCAACACCCACAAAGATACTATAACTACGCCCAGCTTCAGCAGGAGACGTAGCACCATCCTTATCATTAAACCCACGACCCTCAAAACGATTACCCTTATTGTCCACAAGGAACGAGTACGCAACATCACGATAATTAGAAGTACGAGTAGTCAGATGATATCGTTGAATAGCCTGAGGTAACTTAAAACCAGTCAAGTTAATCGGAGTACCATTGTAATGAATAAAGATAGACGTAACGCCTGCATCATCCATACGAACAGCGTTACGCTTACGAGGAGCAGCACCCCACTGAGAACGAGAAAAATAAGCCATAATTAGAACCTTTCATAAACCACGGAACACGGAAAGAACGGAGAGAGAGGTGCCGTGTCACCCCCCTCCCCGAACAATAAACGATGACTACAGAGCCGTATCAGTACTCTTGATAGTAGCAGTGATCATAGGATTAGAGCCGTCATGCATCACAACAAAAGGAAGCTCCTGAGTAGAAACCTCATCCATAGAAGCAGTAGGACTATCGCCAGTCCACTGACAAGCAGGCATATCCAGCTCAAACTCATAGGTATGCCCAGACTCAATAAGGCTAGCAGCCATGCTCCACTTAATGTTAATGCCCACAACAGTACCAGCTACCCACTCATCATAACGAGTAGTACCCTCAAAGTCTGCAGACAGTGAACCAGTGTAAGAAGGCACCCCAGAACGAACAGGAGCGCTCTTAAGCGTAGAAGCAGCCATATAGCGCCGGTCAGTTTTCATACCCAGATCAGCAGTCAAAGAGAAAGCATCAGAGTAACCATAAGCCACAGAGTCAATCTCAATAACCGCATTAGTCCACGCAAAAGGAGAAGATGCAGCAGGGTAAACCCCAGAAGCCTGAGCAGTAGACGTATCCACATCCTCGAAATCGTAATCGACATTAGCGACAAGAAGCCCACCAACATCCTGAGTAATACCCCAGCCAGTAGCACGACACCCATGATGAGTAAACTGCTGAACAGTACCATCAACCACAGGACGCACAACCTGAATCGTATACGAGTCAGTAGGACCAGCCTGATCAGTAGTATGAGCCTGAGTATACGCAGACGTAGCCGCAACCTGAGTAGGCCCAGCAACAGAGCCAAGAAGGCCCTCAAAGATCATACCCATACCCTTATTAAGCATATCAAACTCAAGCGAACCATTACCGCCCATGTTGACCTGCACTACACGATCAGAGCGTAACCCTTGATAGTCAGAACGTAGACCAGACGACTCAAGCCGCTCCTGCTCACGCTTAAACGAATCAGCCTTACCCTCAAACGATCTCGTAGGGGTAACAGGAGTACCGTACGTACTTTCTTTACCAATATGTATAGCACCGTTAATACTCATGATTCTAGCTTCCTATCTATAGGTTTCGTAGTAGTAGTAGGAGCAGGAACCCAGTCCCCACTACCTAAGATACTCTTAGCCTCATTAGCTAAAAGTGTTACTGAGTCCCCAGGAGAGACTAGCAGCGAACGTCCAGTAGGAGCTAACACAACATCAGCAGCTACAGAACCTTGATAAATGTATTTCTGCTTAGCCATCACGCCAGCCTTCCTCTAACTTGAATAGAGATTGTTACAGTGGTACGAGGTGTACCAGCATCACCAGAGAGATCAGTTTCCCACTCAAAAGTTTCAATAGATGCCCATATAATGCCATCTACAGAAAGAGTAGTATCCAGAGCTAATATATCTTCTACAGCGCCCACCATAGCAGCGCCTCGGATCTCGTTAGCAGAACAAGTACTCCTAGAAGCACACTGCACCACCAGCTCCACAAAGTAATCCTCATCACGCTTACGCCTACCACTCACCATAGCGTTAGGTTCGTTAATGCCGCTAGTTACAGAGTTACCCAGCCACACCAGCTCATCTCTACGATCAGCAGCAGGCTCACCGTACTCAACCTGCACACCAGCACCACCCAAAGACGCATCAGCCACTAGAGCAGCGAACAGAGCCGCTCTGAAAGCAGCAACAGTAGTATGAGTAGCCATATCAAGCCACCGACGGAGGACGAGCACGCCTACGAGTCAACACAGCATTAACCTCAGGCAGAGCAGTAGGCCCATGCTTACCACCAGGCTGAGCATTAAGCCTAAAATCGCCAGCAGCCGTAGTCATAGAAATAGCATTATCAGGAGCCTCAGCAGCCAGCTTCAGCACATACCATCGAGCCATACTACGAGCAGCCATCTCAATATCAGCAGGCACAGCAACAAAAGCGCCAGCAGTCACAACAATAGTAACATTCTGCCCAGCAACAGACGAGGTAAACGAGCCGGTATCACGCACCACCACACCACCAGGACGGACCACCCATCCAGACACATCAGACACAGCAACACCATCCACCGTAGCAGAAGTCACCGTAAGCAGATTAGCCACGTTAATAAACACACGATCAGAACCAGTACCATCCACAGTAACAGTGTGAGCCTTAGACTCAAAAGACGTACCACAATAATCGTCAATAATAGCAGCAGCCCACTCAATACCCTCGTTAACCATAGCATCAGTATATACTGAAGTCTCAGATAGTTTAGAAAGTGAGCGCACATCAGCCAAAGTAGTATAAGCCATACTGTAAGCCTCCTAGAAGCATTACGAGAAACAAAGAACAGAAGGAGAGGAGAGGAGGGGAAGCGTAGCCCACAAGCCACAGCTAAATACCCCCTCCTCATCCCACCCTTGTCAGGTAGAAACTACCTGATAATTACTTATTACGATGCCGCCATCTTGAGAACACGTAGACCATTAGTGTCTACGATATCACCATCGGCACGCATAAGGAAACGCCACGAAACGAGATCATTAGCAAAGCCATGATCATCGGAACGCTCAATACGAACAGCACCCGCAAGGCGAGCGTAGTAAGTACTGAAGTCACCGTATACAACACTCAGACCGTTAGCAGCCATATCAGCTACGTTACCGTCAGTGTGAACAGCTTTACCCAGCAAAGTGCTAGGAGCGCCAACAGTGGTAGCCGGTTGCCAGAGGTACAAGCCGTTACTATCTTTCAGCTTACGAACAGCAGCCAAAGTAGCATCACTCATCAAAAAGGCAGCGTTGCCTTGATACGGAGCAATGATTGAGTGCTGAAGGTCGATAAGCTCATCAAACGTAACAGCACCAGTAGCAGCAGCAGTAATACCAACAGTAGCAAGATCCACACCTGAAGGCTGGCTTGAGCCAGAACCCGTAACAAGGTGAGCATCTACGCCACGACCAAGAGCCGCACCACCCTGACGAGCAATGAAGTCCTCTACGTTAAACGCAGCATCAGTAAGAAGCTCACTAGAAGCCTGCACGATGAAACCGTACTTGTAAGCGTTAAGGCTAACAGTACCAAACTGAGGATCAGACTCACCAATAGTACCAGCTTCAGCAACAATAGCAGCAGCGCTGTAACTAGTAGTCTTAGGAATGTCAATCTGCTCACCACCAGCGGTACGAATAATCGTAGCCAACTGGAGAATAGGCGACTGCTCAACCATATGCTCTACAATCTTATTGTAAAGCGAAGTAGGAACAAGCTCAGCACCATCAGTAGAAGTACCAGCAGTAAGATCACGAGCTTCATACGAGCGGATCTCACCGCTAGCAAGTTGACCAACAGCAGCAAGCTCAGCAGCACGAGCTTCTTCATAACCAGCAGGAGCTACCGAATCAAAAGTCTCAATAGCTTCCAACTTAGCACGAGCCTCAACAGCCTTAGCTTCGCGATCAACGAGAGCAAGCCCACCGTTAATCTCACCATCCAGCTTACTAATTTCACCATCAAGGCGAACCTCAATAGCAGTTTCTTCAGCGCTCATGTCGCGACCTTCTACAAGGTCATGCAATTCACGAACATCATTTACAGCTTTATTGCGAGCGTCAAAAGCCGCACGAATAGAGTTAATCTCCATAGTATCCTCCTAAGGATAAAGGGAATCCTACAGCAGAGTTGCCATAGGTATTGCATATGCTGAGTGCCTATCGTGCGGCTCAGCGGTAAAAACGACGCCTCACAATGGTGAGTGGCTCAGCTTCCGCTTCACCGGCTCCACCATCAGAGGAGCTATCATTTCCAATACGTTCCTCTAGCTCACCCGCTGCAGCAGCAGCAGCAAGCTCATCTATATCTATATTATGATCCTGAGCTAAGCTCCTAAGAGCCACAGACGAATCAGGATAAGCAGGCATAGTCACAGGACCAACATCCCGCAACGCCACCTCCTGCAAAGAACGATGCGTACCAGACCAAGAATCCTTAATAGTACGGAAGCCAAAGCTAGACCCCTTAAGATCACCACGCTGCAACAATACCGCCACATCACGACCCAGAGTAGTATCAGGAAGATCCAACTCATAAGCCAGCCCACGATCATCCTTAGACAAACGCAACGTACCAGCAGACGAACGCCCCAGCAACTGCCCAACCTCATGATTAAACAGCCCCAACACATCAGACTCCTGAAGTGTCTTATCAAACGCTGAGCGCCCAACAGACTCAGTAAAGCCACCTATACTAATAGGCTGATCAAACACAGCAGCATAACCCACAGCAGTAAGACCTTCACCTGACTCAGCATCACGCAGCTCAAAGCCCTCATTAGTATTACGTCTTTCATTCTTCATTAGGTAACTCCTTAACATCAGTAGAAGTAGGAGCACTATTAAGAGGCACCCTATGTAACTTACCTGACCCATCAGGTATAGGAGGCAGATCCTCAAAGGCTCTAACCTCATCCAAGTTATAAATACCACGATCCAGAGCCGCACCATAAGCAGTAACCCTAGAAGCAAAGTCACCCCGTAGCAGATGATCCATACGCAACGAAACAAACAAACGATCAGCAGGATTACTACTAAACGCCTCAGTACGAGCCAACCACGTAAACGCCTCCTCAATACGCTCCACCCAAGGACGCAAAGAATGAGTCACATAATTCTGAGTCTGCTCAGCAAGACCAGAACCCCACGAGGTAGACCCAGAAGCATCCTGCAACAAGTGAGGAGGCACAGCGAACACACGAGCAATATCAGCAACCTGAAAAGAACGAGTCTGAAGAAACTGAGCCTCATCAGGAGCAACAGACAAAGCACTAAACTTAGCGCCCTCAGTCAACACAGCCAACTTACCCGCCTTACTACTACCCTTATGGACACTATTCCAAGACTCTTTGAGAAGGTTAGCGCCCTCCTTAGAAAGCATATTAGGAACTTCTACAATAGCAGCAGGCACAGCACCATTACCAAAGAATGTAGCACCATACTCCTGAGCAGCAAGAGAAAGCCCGATAGTCTCAGAAGCATTAGCAATAGGAGACAGACCCACAAGAGATCCAGGTTTCATCAGACCACGAATATGAAGAATATCGTACGAGGTAAAATGCTCACCCGTAGCACTATCCAAAGTATAAAGCAACTGACCACGCACAGAGCGAAGCTCCACACGATCAGGATCTAACACTATCAGCGACTCCACAGCACCCGCATCACTACGAGCCGTAAAGATGTAAGCGTTACCACGTAACAGCAGACTCATCATCACCTGACTCATGAAGTCAATCTTACGCACCTCAGGAGAAGGCGACTCTATCCAAGGAGGTACAACCTCCATAGGAGACGCTAGAGCGCCCTTACCACGAGTAATATCTATAGGTAGCGTAGCCACCCCATCAGAAAGAATACGTACAGCACCATACACCGTAGATAGGCCCAGAGCCGTATCATCAGTAACTACCTTACCAGCCGACGTAACAGAAGAAGCAGACATATCTCTACCCCATACGTCAGCGTACGAAACAGCCCGAGCTTCTACAGGAATGCTAAAGAATCTTGATAACATCCTAACCCCTCTCAGACTCTAGGAGCAGAATCGCCCCAGCTACTATCCATGCAGCAGGACCATAAATAGAGCCTACACCATGCACCACCAGGACGAACCCCAGCACACCTATAACCGTACGTAATACCGTCAGAGCCATAGGCCCTCCTGTCTATAGAACCAGCATCTGAGCCTCACCAGGAGACTCATCACGATGCATAATAGCACGATGCAGCCCAATAACAGCAGCTACAGCAGCGTCAATCTTACGAGGAGAACCAGGAGCCTCCTTAACAATACGAGCACCACGATGATCCTCTTTGATCATGCAGTTAGTCAGATGCCTAGAAAGCACCGTACCACCATCATGAGATACCTCACAATCAGAAACCTTCTCATAGAAGTTCTGACAAGCAGGCACCATACGAGCAAGAGAGTTAGTAGGAAACTCCACAATAGGAAGCCCCTCCTCAAACAAAGTAGAAAGCGAACGCTCAAAGCGGAAAGGATCAGCGGTAACCTCTACCACCTTAAACCGCTCACATGCAGAGCGTATAGCTTCCTCTACCTCAAAGGTAGGAGTACGCCATCTAGGATCTTTAGCAGGAGCCTCCCAGATATTGAGAAGCTCTATATGCAGATCAGACAGACGCACACCTACTAGAGCTGTACTGTCACCCTTCCAGGCACCATCAAAACCGATAACGATACGATCACCCTCAGCAAGAGGATCACCACCTGAGCACGCATCCCACGCACCATCAGGAAGCCACGTAGACTCAGAAGAAGTCCACCCGTTAAGGTGAAACCGCACAAACGAACTCTCATGAGTAGTAGTCAAAGCAGCACGCATAATAGCCTCAGGATCAGGCATCACAGACCAAGCAGGATTAAACGCCTCCCACACCTCAGGATCTTCATAATCGTACTCAAGCCCAGGAGGAGGACCCCACCAATCCATCCCGAAAGAAGGATCAACAAGCTCCCCAGGACAAGCCACACCGTTAAGCATATGCCCATCTACCTGCAGACCATACGAATACAACCTACCCAGAGGAGAATCCAAATCAAAACCAGCAGTAGAAATAATCAGAAACAAAGGATTATGACGCATAGCAGAACCCATCGTGAGCGCCTCAAGCAAATCAGCATTCTTAAACACATGCAGCTCGTCAAAGACCACGAAACTAGGATTCAACCCCTGCTGAAGACCAGCATCAGCAGATACAGCGATATACTTACCACCATTGTGAGGATTCTGGATCTCATTCCTAAACACCGTAAGATGCTCACTCAACGTAGGAGAAGCAGCCACCATACGCTTAGCTTCCTCAAACACAAGCCTAGCCTGCTGCCTATCACCAGCAGCAGACACCACGAGCGGACGAGTATCAGTATCATCTATCACAAGATGACACAAAGCCAGAGCCGCACCCAGTTGAGACTTACCAGACTTACGAGGTAACCCCAACAGATAACGCTTACGCATCCTATCACCGTTATCATCCAGACGATACACATCATCCAAGATGTTACCCTGAAAGGTAAGCAACTTGAAAGGATCACCAGCGAAAGACCCACCCAGAGTACAAAACTCCTCTATGAAGTTCTTAACTTTATCAGCAGTGAGAGCCACGGAGCCTCCTCAGTTATCGAATAGGACAAGCCCCAGTAGCACAAGCATCATCCAAAGACTGACCCACCTCATGAAAGGTAGCAGTCTCAAACTCAGCCCTAGAGAGACGTTCCATAGGCGACTGCGGACGAGACAGATCAGGAAAGATCGTAGACCCCTTAAGAAACGGACCCATAGCCTGCAACAGAGCATACAGCTCATCAGTACCATATTGACCAGGAGCCACGTTAGCAGTAAAACTTACAGCATTATCAGCGTACCTATTTTGTACCAGAGCTTGAGTTACTAGCAGAACGTCCAGAGGGATCTCATCAACAGACTCAATCAACTCACCGAAACGCTCCACAGCAGCATCAGCCACATAGAAAGACACAACCTCAGTACGAGGAGAATAAATACAAGGCTCCACAGGATGACCTGCAGCCCTAAGCCTAGCCAAATCAGGAGACGAATCAGCATACCTCACACGCCTCATAAAGAACTTAGCGTACACAGGATGCATACCCTCAGTCGTACCAGGTAACTTAGCAATAGAACCAGTAGGAGCCACAGTAGTGTACTTCACCGGACAGTTAATACCCAGACGAGCAGCCTCAGCATCAGCAGCCAACTTCACAGCAGACTTCCACCAGCCCAAAGCATAAAACACATCAGTAGAGTTAATAGCATCAGAATACTTCAAGCCCTTAGAAGCAAGCCACTCCTGAAAACCAAAGAACCCCACACCTATACGACGATTACGATTCTTTACTATCTCCTGCCCCACATGAGACGATGGAGCTAAAGTAGCACGCACCAAAAAACGAGCCATCATACGGAAAGACTCAAGCAGCTCCTCAGGATCAGCATGAGCAGGATGAGCTAGGTTCACATGACCCAGGCAACACTGCTCCCAATCCTCCAAGGTAATCTCACCACACGGATTAGTGCAGCGAACATCACCAGCCTCACCCTCAGCAGCTAAAGAACTATTGAAAAACCCAGGCTCACCGTTATCCAACATACCAGCAGACACAGCAGACAGAACCGCCACAGCATCAGCATCACCATCATGAACAGCAGACCAGAAATCATCATCCACCTCTACAGAGATGTTAGTAGACCAGTGTAGCTCAGGATCAGCCTTGCAGTTAATGAAATCGAATATGTCAGGAGAGCGCCAGTGAAGGATACTCATACGAGCAGAGCGCCTCACGTTACCAGACACAACACAAGCAGCAATAGCATGATCTATACCCATAGCCACGAGAGGAGTTAGCTTCCCACCAGCAGACACAGCAGCCCCAAGAGCTGCAGCAACAGACGAAAGCATATCAACCAAAGGACCAGGCCCAGAAGCGATACCACCGAAACCCCTAATAGGAGCGCCAGCAGGACGCACAGCAGAAGTGTCAAAAGTTATACCAACAGTACCACCAGCAGCACCACAAGAAGCCAGCAGCAGATGCTCCAGAGCAGCTACCCAACCTTCACGAGAATCCTCTACATGGAAACGACGCAGCAGCACAGGACGATCAGTACGAGAATCATAGAAACCCACCCGAACCTTAGAAGTAACAGGAGGAAGATCCTCCAGGTAGTTCTCAGAGTAGTTAGCGCCCACGCCACCACCCAGCATAAGCTGATCGAAAACGAACAAGAAATGCTCAGCCAGCTCAGAACCCCAGCCAGCACGATGACAATTAAACAGCCCCAGCCCCGACTCAGAACCACTAGCCCACAGATGACGCCCAGCAGGAATGATACGCATATCAGCAATACGCTCAACCAGACCAGCATCATCAGAAGTCACACCCAGCACACCAGCTAGCTCAGCGTTACCCCTCACCACCCGCTCCACAGTCTCAGACCACACTTCACCCGTACCATCAGCTTTAGTCCTGCTGTACGTACGCTTATAAACTTCACTACCTAGCGGCCCGAACTCCATTAAATTACCTTCTCCTCAATTTGGTGTATACCGTCAAGTATACCACCAGTCAGAGAGAATCACTCAGCCAGAGAAGGATACCACGGTAAGCGAATAATCATAGCTACTGAGACGTACTCAGGTAGCTATCTAGTTTAGACTTTACCTCTACTTGAGAGATGCCTAAGTTAAGTCTAGCCTGAGGACTCAGCCCCAGCCTATCCTCCAGCGCTACTAGCTTACCTTCAATCTCAGACACTACACGAGCGAGAGGATGCATCACTAGCTGACCTTGAGAGCCTACGGTAGTGTACCCGTCAGCCTCCAGCTCATCCAGAAAGAGCCTACGCCTACCTTGTAGAGAAGCATAGCGCTCAATCGTATGAGAGTCAGTAGCCTCCACATAGAAGCCCAGACCAGCAGACCATACATCAGCCCAGACTCTAGCAGCCACATCATCCAGATGCTCAGGAGCAGCAGGAGCCGTAGCCACCACCACCTCAGTAGCAGTGAGAGGCACAACCTCACGAGGAGGATTAGCGTTACCAGTACGAGCTTCAGGATTCTTCTTCTGAGACATACCGGCACCCCTTCTCACATACTGAGACAAATAAATAATCTACTAGGTGTGCATACAAAGAGG